GGTCGGAAATTCGGAAGATGGACGGTTATTAAAGAGTCCGACCGAAAACCGGTAAAGAACGGAAGCAAACCGGCCCGTCTTTTGGTTGCTTGGTTGTGTAGATGTGCTTGCGGAAAAGAAACCTCGGTTCTAAGTGGAGACCTTGTTAACGGACATAGCCAAAGCTGTGGTTGCTTGAAAGAAGAAAGAAGGATAGAGTCTATATCTAAACCTTCTGACTATGTAGCAGTTACTTTGCAGACGTTAATCTACAAGGGAGCCGCCAAGAGAAGAAACATATCATGGAAGTTGAGTAGAGAGCAAGTAACTTCTATAATCTTTCGTCCCTGCGTCTACTGTGGGTGCCCGCCTTCTTCACCGAAAATAGATTCTCAGGGAAACCTAATAGGGTATGCCAGCGGTATCGATAGAGTAGATAATTCGTTGGGATACGAAGAAGGAAACGTAGTTCCGTGTTGTGGTCCGTGTAATAAGGCCAAAGGGACCGGAACTTATCAAGACTTTATCAAATGGATCGACCGGTTGGTTGGGTTTCGATCCTCCCCCGGGGATGTGAGGAAATATCATGACCGGAATACTTGAGTTCATCGGCAACCCGACAGTTCAGAGCACCGCCCTCCTGACGATGGCTATTACTGCGTTGTTATCGGCGTTGCCAAAACCGGGAACAATAAGCATCAAGAATATGAAAGATTTTCTTGCTGTTTCCTATAAGTTTGTTTATGACTGGGCTACTGGTTTTTGGTCTATGAAAACCGGACAGAAGCCTGCGGACCCTACCCCTCCGGGAACGAACCCGGGCCAACCAACCAAATAACGGAGACAAACATGGCATCATCCTTACAAACAATCATCGTGGACGTGGAGAAGTTCTTCAAGGGTACAGGATCGGACCTTGAGAAATTCGGTGTCGCGTTCGAGAAACTTTTCAAGAAGGCTCCAGCCGCGCTTCAGGCGGTCGAGAACTTCGTTGGTGAAGTAGCGCCCATCGTCGAGGCGGCAGTTGCCTTGGCTGATCCCGTTGCAGAAGCCCCCGTGGCCGCAGTTCTGTCTGCGGTTGAAACTGGTTTGGCGGCAATTCAGGCAGCAGCCTCAGCAGCGATTAGTGGAACGTCGCTTCTGGCCAACATCCAGAATCTCGCTGCGACAGTACCAACCCTTTTGACCGCCACTGACATCAAGGATGCCGCTTTGAAGACCAAGGTGACTACAATCGTCAATCTGGTTGTCAGCGAAGCTAAGGTCCTGATCCCGGCTGTTGAAGCTTGGGTTGCCCAGATCGCGGCTAACAACCCTTCCGCAGCCTAACCGAAAGAGTTAAAAGAGGTCCAATGGGCTGGCTGAAGTATTTCATAGCCGCCGCCTGTGTCTCCGTGGTTGTTTTCTTTGGCACTGGGTCGTATTTCTTGTGGACTACGGCCCAGTCCGAGAAGCAACTCACGAAGCAAGCTTCTGGTGTTTTCATACAGGCTGCTGCAACGTTAACGCACGTCAACTCCACGGTTGACCAAATAGGCACAGCGTTTGCCGGTGCGGCTCAAAGTATTTCTCAAACTGAGAAAGATGTGGCTACGGTTGCCCAGCCTCTTACCGGTGTGGCTGCCGGGTTGCAGACAACGGTCGCCAAGTTGAACGCCGAGTGTGTACCGGGGCCGTGCGGTACCATCGAGAACGCCAACAAACTCATCAACACCTCTCGTTTGACTGTTGGACAAATCGAGATTGCGGCCAATAACTTCGACAAGAACGAGGCGCACTTCTATCAACAGGAAGACCAACTGTACGCGGATGCTGACCAATCCTTTAATCATTTCGATTCTCTTCTCACGTCCCCGGACCTAACCGGGTCTCTCCATAATTTCAACACCGTCAGCTACAACCTAGGAAACACAACGACCGACTTCCAAAACAAGTTCCATTCTTTCTTGTATCCCCCGCCATGCAAGGGTTTCAGGTGCTACATAAAGACGGGATACGAAGCAATCAAAGTCGGGTCGCAATTGGTAGAACCGGCCTACTACTTCTGGGCCCTAACTTCTGGAGTTCACCCCTAATATATGACTTCTGAGTGTCTTGATCGTTTGCGGATGTATATCAACGGAACAAGAAAGCAAGATGTCCTCGCGGCCAGAAATTCCCGTCTCAATGGATACAACTCAATCGCCTGCGACCATGAGAACCGGGTGCTGATTGCGGACCTGATCCTGCGGGACCTCGCCTCAGAGGGAAGGAAGAATGCCATATCTGGGCTCTGAAAAGAACAAAGCAGATAAGGCGTCTTGGCAAAGGAAATGGCGCAAAAATAATTCCGATAAAGCTAGAAAAGCTTGGGATAAAGGGGAGAAAGAAAACATCTCCGACCCAAAGGCGTCCAAACGAGAATACCACCTTCGCTCCTACTTTTTCATACCAGAAGAAAGATATCAAGAACTACTTCAAGATCAACACGGAGTGTGCTCGGTTTGTAAGCAACCACCAACAGAAAAAGATATTTTAGTTCCGGACCACGATCATTCTTGCTGCCCCAGTAGAAAAACCTGTGGAAAGTGTGTAAGGGGTTTAATACATAGAACAGGCAATTCTGGTCTAGGACTGTTTAAAGATGACCCTAAAATTTTAAAAATGGCCGCGCAATACTTGGAGAAATACAATGCCTTGGAAAAGCCGTCAACAGGAAAAATGGGGGAATAGCCCGGAAGGAATAAAGGCCCTAGGCAAATCCGGGGTGTCCGAATGGAACGCTGTCTCCAAGGGTAAGAAACTCCCCAAGAAGGTCAAGAAAAAGTAGGCGCGGAAGGAACAACCTCTTGTGGGCACCCGGGGGAAACCCGAGAAACGGATTGTCCGAATAATGGACTTAAATGACTTCTGACTTTAAGGTACTAGTTGAGGAATACGGCAGCGGGGAAAACATCCCCAACAAGGTTCTCTACGAGTTCCTCGTCCACAACAAAGCGGACCTGATCAACGAGTCCAAGCTGGGTGTGGATCGTATTCCGAAATCCAATCTGGGTCTTGAAGTGCGCCGCAGAAGTCAACGCGACCTCAAGTGGTTGGCTCAGTATTTTCTGTGGGATTCGCAGGTAGCCAGTGAGCAGGGAACGCGACCCGTCGAAGAGAACTTCTTCCTCAGCCCTCAGTACGACTGCTTTGCCGAACTGTTCGTTAAAAAAGACCCCTCCGTCCCGATCAAGAAACTGAGTCCGGTCAAGACCAGAATCCTGCTGTGGCCCAGAGGCGGAGCAAAAAGCTCATACGATCACATTGACACCGTTCAGTGGATCATAAATTATCCGAACATCAGAATCCTGTATCTGACCGCCGAAGCCTCTCTGTCTAAAGGGTTTATATCAGAAATAAAAGGATTTTTTACCCTCCGGGAAGACGAACCGACATTCTTTAACCTGTTCTTCCCCGAACACTGCTGCCTGTCAAAAGACATGGGCGCGGGAAATGTCTTTACTACCCCCGAATACAAGCGAAAGAAAACAGGCCGTAAAGAGCCCACGGTATTCGCCTCCTCGGTAGGAAAGACAAAAGCTGGATGGCGTTTTGAACTAACCAAGGCGGACGACGCCGTATCAGACAAAAACTCCGAAACTGCCGAGCAGTGCTCAACCATTTCGGACAAGTTGTTCTTGGCCGAGAAGCTCCTGATGCCTGGTGGTTTCTACCGGGACTACGTAGGAACCCGATATGCCGAAGAAGAGCACTACGGGGTCCTGCTCGAAAAATACCTCAAGACTGGCAACGATCCGATTACCGGCAAACCCCTAGCGGATATAGAGGTTATCAGTGGTACCGGGTGGGTCCTGACTAGAAACAAGACTGCCAACGTCGATATTCTCGTCGGCAAAGCCTGCCAGATAAAACCAGAAGTCGAAGAGAGACTCAGGAACGAAGGCAAGCCGGTTAACTACATAGAAGCAGGGGAAGACGGCTGTATTCTTCTCCTCCCCGAACAGCAACCTTATTCGTGGCTGATGGGCGAATTAACCCAGAACGAAAAGGTGTTCGAGGGTCAGCTAAATCAGAACCCAAGAATCGCTTCGCAACGTGGATTCAATCGTCTCTCGCTTATCAAGGCTACCGTTCCTTATAACATGCTTCCGCGATCCGGACCGGTATCACAGTTCTGGGACCTGAGCTTCAGCCAGAAGAAAGGGTCGGACTTTTGCGTAGGCAGTTCGGTTATGTGGGGCGAAGAAGATGTTTACGACAAAGAAGGCAAAAAGACAGGGGGTAGGCTGACCGTCGGCTACGTTCGTAAGCTGGTCCGGGATAGATTCAACCCATTCACAGCGGCAAAAGCCATCGTCGATTTAGTCGTCGAAGAACGCCCGTTCATCCTCGGGATAGAAGACGCGGGAGGCTCTAAGAATCTTGAGCCTACGATTCACGCGGAAGCATACAAGACGGGCGACTCGCATGTGATCAACGTCTGCACGCACATCAACTGGGTCACTCCCCCGAATCAGGTTGACGCCAAGAAAGTCAGGATGGGTTCTTTGATCCCGTGGGTCGAAGAAGGCCGACTGAAGTTCGCTAACTTCTGCTTGCAACCGAAATACCCATCAATGGATGTTCTCTACGACGAGTTCGAGAGATGTCTATCTGCCCATCACCATGACGACATCCCGGATAACTTGGGGTACCAGCCAATGTACGCCCCGCAGGCCGTGCAGGCCCTTGTCGAGAACAACACCGACATGTTTTACCGGGTAGACCATCAAGGCTGGGGCCAACTCTACGACGAGAACTACCAAGGCGGAGGACGCGGTGTGGTCCTACAAACAGATGGTCAAGGCAACCCTATCGTATGGGACCCGTACGCAACCGTAACTGCGGACGAATGGGTGCCAGAGCCCGATGTCCGGGCCGAGACCCCTGGCGGAATGGACAATGTCCTTGGTATCGGGATTTTTGGGTAAATATGAAACTGGAAATTAAAATCCTAGATGATTCAGGAACAGTGGTAGCCGAATACACCGGCGATCCCTGCCAACCGGGACAATGGAGAGCGCAAGCCGGGAAATCTGTCAAAGGCAACATGCCCAGACAGTCGGACAGCCCGAACACTGGGACATACGAACTACACGGTTTTACATACCAGCCCCACCTCCAAGTAGACAGACCGAACGGATACACAGCCCCGGTGCCCGGTCCGAATAATGGACAACCTCCTCCGTTCGGGTATCTTCCACCGAAACCAAAACCATCTTTGTGGGGTCCGACAGGTACCCCGACAGCCTCACCCTCGCCCAGTGCGAATAACCCACTCAAAGGAACTAATTTATGAATACCGACTCTAACATGGGATCGCTCGTAAAATTGGGCGGAAATCTCGAATCCCCCCGCGAAAGTAAACCATCAGACTGGCCCAACGTAGGAGCGTCAGGCTCCGCCGGTGAAGCGTCCGGTGCGGGCAAGCTGATTAGCCAAACCGAAAACCAGTGCGGCCCTCGCCACACCCAAGACAGCGGAGACAACACTCCGTCGAAGTGGGGCTCCGATGGCGGGTTTAC